AGGGCAGCTACGCCGAGGTGATCGACGAGGACGACGAGCGGGCCATCACCCCCGGCGGCGGGGTGTTCGTACGGGCCAGCTACCGGGCCGAGCGCAGCGAGGACGGCAACCCGGTGATGTCGCTGCGGTTCAGCCAGTTCAACAACTGGTACGAGATCTCCAGCGCGCGCGAGGGCAAGTTCCTGGAGCGGGTCGCCCCCGGAGCGTTCGCCAAGACCATCGGCGAGCGCGGTGGCCAGATCAAGGTCCTGTTCAACCACGGGCACGACGGCCAGATCGGCGAGAAGATCCTGGGCCGGGTGCTGACGCTGGAGGAGCGCAGCGACGGCGCGCACGCCGAGATCGAGCTGTTCGACACCAGCTACAACCGCGACCTGCTGCCCGGACTGCGCGCGGGCGCCTACGGCAGCTCGTTCATGTTCAACGTGATGGACGACTCGTGGGAGGACCAGCCGCAGCGCAGCGACTCCAACCCGGCCGGGCTGCCCGAGCGCACAGTGCGCCAGCTCCGGCTGCTGGAGTTCGGTCCGGTGACCTGGCCCGCCAACCCCGGTGCCACCGCCGGAGTGCGCAGCGACACCGACGTGTACTGCGACGGCTTGCGCTCGGCCGCCCCGGACGTTTACAATGATCTCGAAGAGCGGTTCAGCGAGTTTCGAGCCGCTTTCACGATCGGCACCTCTGCCGACCAGGCCGCCCGGTCGGTCGACCTCGCACCCGAGGACGACGACGAGGGCACCGGTGAGGATGAGGCCGCGTTCCGTGACGACGCGCCGGTGACTGAGGAGCACCACGCGGAGCAGCCCGACACCAACAGCGCCGAGACGCGACGCGCTCGGCTCATCCTTGCAGGAGTACTGAATGCAGACTGAATTCGAACTCCGGGAGGCGCTGGCGTACCTGGACGCCTGCCTGCTGGAGCTGGACGGCGCGGCCGAGGGTCGCGCCCTGTCGCCCGAGGACCAGACCAAGTTCGACGAGGGTCTGGCCGAGCGGCGCAAGCTCTCGGCCGAACTCAAGCAGATCGAGGAGCGCAAGAGCGCCATCGCCGAGCTGGCCGCCAACCCGGCCAACCAGGACGGTGGCGAGCAGCGCCGTTCGCCCGAGTTCATGCAGCGGGTGCAGCCGCACGAGGGCGACCCCCGCACCATGCAGCGTGGCGAGGCACGCGACAAGGCGCTCAAGCTGCTGGACGACGCGCCCGCCGTTCGCCACCTGGTCGACCGGCAGGTCGAGGCGGTCGAGCGCACGCTGCGGCGCCGGACGGTGGACACCGATGGCACGCTGGTGGCCCGCCGGATGCTGCTCACCGAGCGTGACGAGTACCGCACCGCGTTCGTCAAGATGGTCACCCGGACCAACCCGATCCTGTCGGCCGACGAGGCCCGCGCGGTCGAGGCGTTCGACGAGTTCCGCGCGATGTCGATCGGCACCGACGCGGCCGGTGGCTACGGCGTTCCGGTCCTGATCGACCCGACAATCATCCTGACCGCGCAGGAGTCGCCCAACGACATCCTGAACATCGCGCGGGTCGAGACGATCACCAACGACGAGTGGAAGGGCGTCACGTCGGCCGGTGTCACCTGGTCGTTCGACGCCGAAGCGGCCGAGGTCAGCGACGACTCGCCCACGCTGGCGCAGCCGGTCGTGACGACCTACAAGGCCCAGGGCTTCATCCCCTACTCGATCGAAGTCGGGATGGACTACCCCAACTTCGCGGCCGAGATGTCCACGCTGCTGGACGAGGGCTACCGCGAGCTGCTGGCCCAGAAGCTCACGGTCGGCACCGGCACCGGTGAGCCCTGGGGTATCGTCAACGCCCTGGACGCCAACACCAACGTCGAGGTCACGCCCACCACGGACGGTGCGTTCGGCGCGGTCGACGTCTACAAGCTGTGGGACGCGCTGCCCATCAAGTACCGGCGCCGGAACCCGACCTGGATGTCGTCCACCGACGTCATGAACGAGGTCCGTCAGTTCGGCTCGACCGGTGCGGGCGGCTCGAACTTCTCGGTGAACCTCACCCAGGAGTCGGTGCCCCGGCTGTTCGGCAAGCAGTACTACGAGAACGACTTCATGGACGACTTCACCGGCACGACCGGTGCGGCCAACCTGCTGGTCGTCGGCGACTTCTCGAACTACCTGGTCGCGCAGCGCGCGGGCATGAACGTCGAGCTGGTCCCGCACCTGCTGCACACCTCGAACAACCGCCCCAGCGGCCAGCGCGGCTGGTACGCCTGGGCACGGGTCGGCGCCGACTCGATCAACGACCTGGCGTTCCGCATCCTGCAGAACCAGTAACACACACGACTGACGGGCGGCTCTTCAAACCGGAGACGAGAGCCGCCCGTCAGGTCAAGTAGTTCGATGCGGCGGGGAGGCGCAGCCCCCGCCGCATCGGCATCGAGGGGGAACTGCGGGGGTCAGTCCTCCTCTTGCCGGACCTGCTTCCCCTGGGGGTGGTCGCCCAGCACCTGCCGCTGGTAGTCGGCCGCAGCGTCGTCCTTCTGGTCGGGGTCACCGGACATCTGGTCGGTCGTCATGCCCGTGTTGGGGTTCTCGGAGGGCGAGCCAGCCTGCTCGGTGTGGCCGGTGTCTTGGCCATCGGTGAGCGAGCTGGTGTCGTCGGTCTGCGCCTTGTTCTTCGCCATGTCCCTCAGTATACCCACGAGCACGTATCTGAAACTGCACGGCGCGTTATGTCGGTGTGGCCACGCGTTGGGTTGGGACGGTTAGTCGGACGGTCGAGGGCTGCGGCGGGTAGGTAGGTCGATCGGTTAAGGACTGAGGCGGGTAGGGTAGTCGGTCGAGCGTGAGGGCGGCAGCGGGACGGGGGGGATAGTCGGACCCGGGACGGCTCGACGTAGCAATGGACCGGAAAGTCGGGGCCGTCACGGGACGGCAAATGGGTCGCGTCGCGTAGTCAGACCGGGTTGGGTAGCCGCGAGGTTGGCACGGTGAGTCGGCAGTGGTCGGGCTAGGCATCGCTTGGGGACAGTCGGGACAGTGCGGTCGAGCAGAGACGGACCGGACAGGATTGTCGGGCGGGATGACGGGGACAGGGCGAGGCCCGATGCGGCAGCGGGTAGGGTAGTCAGCAGTACGGCCTGGCGAGGACGGGCGTAGGTAGGGTGGTCGGTGCTGGCTGGCGATCGGCCTGGGTAGGGGCGTCGGGTTGCGGCGAGAGGAATCGGCAGGTGGGTAGCGTCGGCTCGTCGCGCAGCGTGGCCAGCGTACCAGCCCCGTGCCAGCGTGTCAATCGGTGCGCAGTCCGGCCACGCGGTGTATGATTTGGTTGGCAACCCAGGGAGGGAAACCTAGATGTCCGAGTATGTCTACCCCACGTTCACAGGTGTGGTGCGCTGGCAGGGCGGTCGAGTGCGGCTGGTCGCCGACCAGGCATGGCGGGGCGACGACCCGCTGGTGCAGGCGCGCCCCGAGCTGTTCACCTCCGACCCGATGAACCCGCAGGGCACCGTCCGCGACAGCGGCGACGTGCCCGAGACGGCCACCGCCGCGCCCGGTGAGCAGCGCACGCTGCCGCGCAGGCCGTCCGCATCGCGCCCCGCTCGCAAGGCCACCCCGCCCAAGCCGAAGAAGGACACCGGCGCCGGTGGCCAGTGACGGATCGGTACTGCTGGCGTACCTGCATCCCAACGAGATCAGTCACAGCTTTCACGACTCGCTGAACCGCCTGATCGGCTACGACCTGGCCAACAGCGCCCGCATTGTGCGCGGTGGCGGGATGGCCGCGTTCCGCTGCGGGTCGGGCGGGCTGGTCGAGGCGCGCAACAAGGTGGTGCGCCACCTGCTCGACCAGACCAGCGCCGAGTGGCTGATGCTGATCGACGTCGACATGGGATTCGAGCCGGACGCGGTCGAGCGGCTGATCGACGCGGCCGACCCGGTGGAGCGGCCGGTGGTCGGCGGGCTGTGCTTCGGCCTCAAGGAGGTCGAGACGGACGGCATGGGCGGGTGGCTGGTCCGGCCGTTCCCCACGCTGTACGACTGGGCGCGCGACCGCGACGGCACGTTCGGATTCCGGATCCGGCGCGACTACCAGCCCAACACGCTCACGCGGGTGGCTGGCACCGGCGCCGCATTCATGCTGATACACCGCGAGGTGCTAGCCAAGATCCGGGCCGAGTTGGGCGACGTGTGGTTCGACCAGTCCAAGCAGACCGATGGCAAGCCGGTCAGCGAGGACCTGTCGTTCTGCTATCGGGTGAACGCGGCGGGTTACCCGGTGTTCGTGCACACGGGCGTGCGGACCACCCACCACAAGAACATCTGGGTGGGCGAGGACCTGTACCGCCTGTTCGAGGCGCTATGGTCGGCAGCGCACGACGAGATGGCCGGACGTGAGCCCGAGCGGGAGGTGGCAAGCGTTGCCCAAGAGTGAACTGGTCATCGTGGTCCCCTCGCGCGGGAGGCCGGGTGCGGCTACCGAGCTGCTGGAAGCGTTCATCGCGACCTGCACCGCCGATACCCGGCTGGTGGTGGCGGTCGACCAGGACGATCCGACAGCGGCCGACTACCCGGACGGCACCTGGACCGCACCGACGCGCGGCATGGTCTCGACTCTGAACTGGGCGGTGAACCGGACGCTGGAAGAGCTGCAGCCGTTCGCCATCGGGTTCATGGGGGACGACCACCGGCCGACCACGCGCGGCTGGGACGCGCGCTATCTGCGCGAGCTGCACGAGCTGCACGACCAGTGCGGCGCTGGCATCGTGTACGGCAACGACCTGATCCAGGGCAAGCGGCTGCCGACTCAGGTGGCGATGACGGCCAGCATCCCGCGCGCGCTCGGCCACCTGGCGCCCGAGCGGTTCGGGCACCTGTTCGTCGACAACGTGTGGAAAGCCTGGGGCGAGGGGGCGGGCTGCCTGCGCTACCTGGACGACGTGATCGTGCAGCATCTGCACCCGGTGACCGGACAGGTCGAGTGGGACGAGGGCCATAAGCGAGTGAACAGCCCGAGTCAGCACCGCGCTGACAAGACCGCCTGGGTGAACTACCAGCAGGACGAGCTGGGCCAGGCGGTGGCCAGCATCCGCGCGCTGCGTGGAGTCACCGAGTGACCACCCTGCGGCTGCGCGAGCAGGCGCAGCAGCCAGCCACCGTCCAGCAGCACGCCACCTCGCCTGACCACCTGCTGCGGCTGCAGACCACGCTGTCGGCCGCGCAGTGGCTGGCGGGTGGCCGGATGCGCAGGGCGGCCGACCTGTCGGCGGGCGATGGCTGGCTGCTGCGACGGATCGACGCGGGCGACCGATATTTCGGTGACGCGGCGGCCACGACGGGCGGCTGGTTCCGGGGGCCGATCGAGACGACTGTCGACTACATTCCGAAGGTCGACCTGTTCCTGCTGTGCGAGACGCTGGAGCACCTGGACGACCCAGCGGGGGCGCTGGACGCGATCCGCCCCAAGACCGAGCGGCTGGTGCTGTCGACACCACTGGAGGCGTGGCAGGACGACAACCCTGAACACCTGTGGGCTTGGGACCGGACCGGTGTGGAGTCGCTGCTGGCCGACGCGGGGTTCATGCTGCAGGCGCGGCTGGTCAGCGACGCGCGGCCGAGCAGCAGGCTGTCGTACAAATTCGGTATCTGGTTGTGCAGGTGAGGGGGCGAGCGATGCGTCGGGCACTGGTCACCGGTAACTGCGGGTTCCTCGGCAGACACTTCTACACGCGGCTGCTGCAAGAGGGCTACATGACCACTCCGGCCGATCTGGTCGGGCCACTGCGCACCGACGCGCTAGAGGTGTTCCGCCTGGACCGGCGGCAGTACGACCTGGTCATCCACTGCGCTGCGCACGCCCCCAACCGCAAGGCGATCGACGGCCAGCCGCATCTGGTGGGCGCGGCCAACCTGGAACTGGATGCGGCGCTGTTCCGCTGGGCCGCGAGCACCCAGCCCGACCAGCTGGTGTACTTCAGCTCCAGCGCGGTGTACCCAGTGCATCTTCAGACCGGGTCGGTAAATGTACCTCTGCAAGAGGAGCAGGTTCGGGCCATCGCCCCGGTAGTGGATGCCCCTGATGCGGTCTACGGCTGGACGAAGCTCACCGGTGAACGTATGGCCGAACACTACCGCGAGACGGGTGGCCGGGTGCTGGTGGTCCGGCCGTTCTCGGGCTACGGCAGCGACCAGAGCAACGAGTTCCCGTTCGGCGCGTTCCGGGACAGGGCGCTGGAGCACGCCGACCCGTTCGACGTGTGGGGCGGTGGCCAGCAGGTCCGCGACTTCATCCATGTGGACGACATCGTGAACGCGGTGATGGCGCTGCTGGCGGCCGACCACGCGGATCCGGTGAACCTGTGCACCGGGGTCGGCACCTCGATGCTGCAGCTGGCCAAGCTGTTCTGCGAGATGGCCGGATACGAGCCGTGGGTCAGGCTCGTGGAAGACGCCCCTTCGGGGGTAAACTATCGGGTAGGCGATTCGATTCGCCTCAGGCAGGTGTATCAGCCGCAGGTCAGCATCGAGCAGGGCGTGGCACGCGCGCTGGAGAGGCGGATGTGAATGGCACTGGGCGACCCGTATGCGACGCTGGACGAGCTTAAGACCCGGTTGCGGATCGGGCTGTCGGACACCAGCGACGACAGCGGACTGACCTCGGCGCTGCTGGTCGCCAGCCGAGCGGTGGACAAGGCGTGCAACCGCCAGTTCAACGACGCGGGCACGGCCAGCGCTCGGGTGTTCCGCACCAACGACTGGTACCGGGCCGAGGTCGACGATTTCAGCACGACCACCGGCCTGATCATCCAGAGCGACGAGGCCGACGACGGGCAGTTCGAGGTCACCTGGCAGGCCGGGCTGGACTACCAGCTCGAACCGCTGAACGGGGTCGTCGACGGCGAGCCCGGCTGGCCGTACTGGATCATCTGCGCGACCGAGAGCAACTACTTCGTGACGTGGGCGCGCTGGGCGCAGCTCCAGGTCACCGCGCGGTGGGGCTGGGCCGCTGTGCCGCCCGCCATCAAGGAGGCCACGCTGATCGTGGCCGAGGAGACATTCAAGCTCAAGGACGCCCCGTTCGGCGTGGCCGGGTTCGGCGAGTACGGCGCCGTGCGGGTGCGAAACAACCCGATGGCCTGGAACCTGATCGCGCCCTATCGTCGCGACCCGATCCTGGTGGGGTGAGCAGGTGACGGCACCCACCATCAGCCAGGTGCTGGCCGGGCTGGAGACCCGGCTGGAGACCATCGAGGGTCTGCGCGTCGACGCCTACATGGCCGACCAGATCAATCCGCCCGCCGCACTGGTGGGTGTGCCCCCGATCGAGTCGTACCGCCAGACCATGCAGCGCGGCATTCTGCTGATGCAGCCGACGATCTACGTGTTCGTGTCGGCCGCGCTGGACCGGATCGGGCAGCAACTGCTGGCCGAATTCGCAGATGTGACCGGATCCCGGTCGATCCCGCTGGCGATCGAAGGTGATCGCACCCTCGGCGGGGTGGTACAAGACGTGGTGGTGCAGGCGTTCCGGCCGCTCGGCATGGAAGAGGTCGGCCAGATCGGCTACTACGGCGGGGTGTTCGACCTGCTGGTGGACATCCGGGGCAAGTAAACCGAACAGGCGCGTGGCCAGCCACGCGTTCCTCGCTGGAAAGGGGTCGCTTATGGCGACGCGCAAGTTCAAGGTGGTCGGTCAGTGCACGGTGGCCGGAGTCGCCCCTGGCGACACCGTCACCGAGGACGTGCTCAACGAATGGGGCGCCAACATCGACGCCCTGCTGGGCGCGCACCTGGAGGAGGAGGGAGGCAGCAAGTCCGGCACCACGGCCAAGGCCAAGGAGGAGGGCGGTAAGTGAGCACGTTCGTGCTGACGGACGTCGGCACCTGGGTCGGGGGATACAACCTGACCTGCGACACCAACTCGGCCACCTTGTCGGTCGAGGTCGACGACCAAGAGACCACGACCTTTTGCACCAACGGCTGGCGCAGCAAGGTCGGCGGTATGCGAGAGATCAGCTGCGACCTTGAGGGGCTGTGGCAGTCGGACGACAACGCGGTCGACCCCGAGGTGTTCAACACGCTCGGCGACCGCAACGCGCCGGTGACCATGTCGCCGACCGTAAGCGTGGCTGGCAGCCCGGCGTTCATGTTCCTGGGCGGTAAGTTCAGCTATGAGATGCTGGGCGACCTGGGCGACGTGACGCCGTTCAGCGTGTCGATGATGGGCACCGAGGGCGCGCCTGGCCTGCTGCGCGGGCAGGTCGCGATCACCAAGCAGGACATCAGCGCCACCGGCGCGGCGGGGTCCGGGCTGACCGACCTGTCGGCCACCGACGCGGTGGCCAGCGGCCAGTACCTGTACGCCACGTTCCACGTGTTCAGCGCGGGGACCACGATCACGGCCAAGCTTCAATCGGCCACCGATTCGGGGTTCACCAGCCCGACCGATCGGGCCACCATCGGGCCGATCACCTCGGCCGGGGGCACCTGGATGACACGGGTGGCCGGACCGATCACCGACACCTACTACCGATTCAACATCACGGCGATCACCGGGACGTTCAACGTCGGTGCAGCGATCGCCATCGCCTAACACGAAAGGACAGCGCGCCGAATGGCTACGTTTGTCTTGACCGACGCCGACGTCACGGTGAACTCGGTCAACCTGTCGGACTGGATCACCTCGGTGACGCTGTCGATCGAGGTGGACGACCAGGAGGACACGGCCATGGGAGACACCTACCGCAGCAAGGTGGGTGGCCTCAAGGAGTGGACCCTCGACATCGACTTCAACGCCGACTTCGCGGCCAGCGCGGTCGACCAGACCGTCTGGCCGCTGATCGGCACGGTGACTGCGGTCACCGTCAAGCCCACCAGCGGATCGGTCAGCGCTACCAACCCGCAGTACTCGGGCAGCGTGCTGGTGACCGAATACAGCCCGATCGACGGTGACGTGGGCGACCTCGCCACCACCTCGGTCAGCTGGCCGGGGTCCGGCACGCTCTCGCGCGCCACCTCCTGATCTGGGGCAGACCCGTCGCGAGCCCTCCCAGTTGCTCACACCAACAGGCGGCGGGTCTGCTCCTTCCCCATCCGGCCGGATTGACTGTAAACTAAAGGCGAACAGGGGGTGATCGGTCGTGAGTGGTGGCAGGTCCAGCATGAGCGTCGAGGTGGTCGGGCGTCGACAGCTGACCGAGCTGCACCGTGCGCTGCGCAGGCAGGCGGACGGCAAGGAGCGGGTCAAAGATCTGCGCAAGCAGCTGACGGCGGCGGCCAAGCCGCTGGTGCCAGCGATCCGCAGCAACATCCGGTCGATGCCCTCGCACGGCGAGAATCGCAGGCGCGGCCACAAGACCCTGCGGTCGCGGCTGTCGCGCGCGGTGACGCTCCAGGTCAAGTTCCGGGGGCAAAAGGCCGGGGTGTTCGTGTTCATGAACCCACGCAAGATGCCGGATCACGAGAAGAGCCTGCCCGGATACTTCGAGCTGCTGCCCGGCAAGACCAGGTTCCGGCACCCGGTGTTCGGCAACCAAGACAAGTGGGTGCAGCAGTTCCCGCCCGGACGCGGTTACTTCACCAGGTCGCTGGACGGGGTCGAGTCGCGAGTCCAGCGCAACGTCGAGGCGGTCATCGAGCGGATGGCCCGTGATATTGAAGGCTGACCACGCGTGTGAGGCGTGGCCAGCTCTCCCGGAGTCTTGCCCAGACGATCCGGCAGAAAGCGTACCACGCCCCGTTCCGGGGCGTCAAATGGGAGGGCACGCATGGCGACCAACCGACCGGTTGACGACAAGCCGTTCGACTTCAACCTGGACTCGGCCAAGGCCGAGGTCGACCTGTCTCCGTTCCGCTTCCAGTGGGGCGGCAAGCGGTGGGCGATGACGCACGTGCAGGATCTCGACGCGTGGGGGCTGATCGCTGCCACCGGTTCGCGCGACCTGGACGTGATCACCAAGATGTTCCAGGTGGCGCTCGGCGACCAGTACGACGCGTTCACCGAGATCCCGCTGCCCCAGTACAAGCTGCAGGCGCTGTTCGATGCCTACATGGAGTACTGCGGGGTCGACCCGGGGGAATCGCTGGCCTCTACCGACTCCTAGACCAGTACTGGGAGGCGATCGAGGCCGACATCGCGCACCACTACCCGGGCAGGCGGCTCAAGGACCTGTGGCATCCCGATCCGTGGGAACGGACCACGCATCGCGAGATGATCAACATGATCAAGCGGCTGCCCCAGGGCTGCCAGTACGACATCGAGCAGCGTGGCGAGCTGGCAGCCTGGACGCTGACCGACCACCTGTTGCGAGCCAACGCCAACGCGGTGATCGCAGGCAACTTCCAGCGCGCGGGCAAGCGCCCGCCGCCGGGGGCGTTCATCGCCGACCCGACCAGCCCGCGCGCGCAGGCGCGCAACCGGGCGGCCAAGCGAGCGCACGACGCCCCGCCAAAGGGCGCCGACGATCTTAACGCGCTGTTCGATCTAGCCGAGGGGAGACGCGACAGCAGTGGGTAGGACCATTGCCATCAGCCTGCTGGCCACCGACCGGATGTCTCGGACATTCGATCGGGCGGCTGCCTCGACCACCCGGCTGAACGGCGCGCTGGAGCGGGTCGACAAGGTCGGCAAGATGACCTCGCTGGCTACTGCTGCGGCTGGCGCGATAGCGCTTACCAAGACGCTGATCCCGCTGACGGCGGCGGTGGTCGCGCTGCCCAGCGCGTTCGCCTCGCTGCAGGTCGTCACCAAGACCCTAAAGGTCGGCATGACCGGGGTCGGCGAGGCCATGAAGCAGGTGGCCAGCGGCGACGCCAAGAAGCTGGACGCCGCGCTAAAGAGCCTGTCGCCGAACGCCCGAGCGTTCGTCAAGGAGACGGCCAACCTCAACAAGGAGTGGGTCAAGACCCGCAAGCAGGTGCAGGACAGCCTGTTCGTCGGGCTGGACAAGCAGATCAAGGGCGTCGCCCACAACCTGCTGCCCACCGTCTCGCTCGGCATGAAGAGCGTCGCCACCGACCTGAACCAGATGGGCGTGGCGGCGGCCAAGGTAATGAAGACCTCGTGGTTCAAGGGCCGCGTAGCCATCATCTTCAAGAACGCGGGCGACGCGGTCCACACCATGTCGGGCGCGGTCAAGCCCCTGCTGAACATCGTCACCCGGCTGGCGGTCATGGGCGCGCCGCTGGTCAAGGTGTTCGCGGGCTGGGTGGTCCAGGGGCTCAAGGCCGCATCGGCCTGGATGGACAACAGTAACAACGCCACCAAAATGACGGTGGTGATCGCCAACGTGCGGGACGGGCTGACCAAGCTCGGTACCATCGTCAGTAACGTGGTGACGTTCTTCGGCGGGCTGGTCAAGGCATCCAGCACGTTCAACGTCAACGGCGCCGACATGCTGGATACCCTGGTCCAGCTGACCACCGCGATGGCCTCGTGGTCGCAGTCGGCGCAGGGTCAGGCCACCCTGACCAAGCTGTTTGAGTCGCTCGGGCAGGTGGCCAGCCAGCTCGCCCAGATCCTGCCGCTGCTAGTCGGTCCGCTCGGCCTGGTGCTCAAGCTGTTCAACAGCATGCCCACCGGCGTGCAGGGCACCGCCACCCAGATGTTGGCCTGGTCGGTCGTGATCAACCTGATCGCTGGTCGGCTCAAGCTGCTGGTCGGCGTGGCGGGCGGGTTCAAGGCCGTCAAGACTGGCATCGACGGCATCGGCAAGGGCATCAAGGGCCTGCAGGCGGCGGGCACCGCCACCAAGGGGTTCATCACCGGGTTCCGCAACGTCAACACGGCGTTCAGCTCGGGTGCCACCAGGGCCAACACCCTGGGCGCCGCACTCAAGTCGCAGCTCCAGCGCTGGCGGCAGCTCGCTGGCCAGATGGCGACCAACAGCAAGGCGGCCATCACCAGCGCGGCGAGCTGGGTCAAGCTCAAGGCGGCGGCGGCCGGACAGTGGATCGCTGGCGCGGCCAAGGCGGTGGCCAGCTGGGCGACCGCGATGTACCGGGCCGCTGCGGCGGCCACCGCCCAGGCAGCGGCGGCGGTGCGCCAGAAGGCGGCTGCGGCCGGAGCGTGGATCGCCCAGGCGGTGCAGGGCATGGCGTCTTACGCGGTGGCCACCGGGCGTGCCACGGCGGCGGCCACGGCCAACGCGGTGGCCAGCGCCCGACAGAAGGTGGCGATCATCGCCACGACGGTGGCCAGCAAGGTGGCAGCGGTGGCCAGCAAGGCGTGGGCCGCTGCCCAGTGGCTGCTGAACGCGGCGCTGTCGGCCAACCCGATCGGCCTGATCATCGCGGGCATCATCGCGCTAGGCGCCGCGTTCGTGCTGGCGTACAACAAGGTCGGCTGGTTCCGCAACCTGGTGAACACGCTGTTCAGCTGGTTCATGACGGCCGTCAACTTCGTGGTCAACTTCGTAAAGAATCACTGGCAGCTCCTGATCGCCATCATCCTCGGGCCGATGGGTATCATCGTTGGCCTGGTGATCAAGTACTGGAGCCAGATCAAGTCGTTCGTGTTGGCGGCGGTGAATTACGTTGTCGGGTTCGTGAAGAGCCACTGGCAGCTGCTGCTGGCGATCATCGGTGGCCCGCTCGGGCTGGCGGTCGGCTTGGTGATCAAGTACTGGGGCCAGATCAAGAGCAAGATCAACGCGGCCATCGACTGGGTTCTGAACTTCGTCCGGTCGCACTGGAAGCTGCTGGTCTCGATCCTGGGTGGGCCGCTGGTCGCGGCGGTCATCCTGGTGGTCAGCAAGTGGAACAGCATCAAGAACGCCACCATCTCGGTGTGGAACTCGGTCCACAGTCACATCTCGTCGGTGCTCGGCCGGATCAAGTCCGCGTTCAGTAGCGCGGTCAGCGGCATCTCTGGCATCTGGAAGAAGCTCGAAGGCGCGGCCAAGACCCCCGTCAACTTCGTGATCGGGATCTACAACAGCGGCATCCGGTCGCTGGTGTCGAACCTGTCGGGGCTGGTCGGCCACAAGATCAACCTGCCGTACGTCAACAAGTTCGCCCAGGGTGGTATCATGCCGGGCTACGCGCCCGGCCGCGACAGCCTGATGGCGATGGTGTCGCCCGGTGAGTCGATCTTCCGACCCGAGTTTACCCGCGCGGTCGGATCGGGCTGGGTCAACACCGCCAACGCCATCGCGCGCAAGCGCGGACCCAAGGCCGTGCAGAGCTGGCTGACTCAGGGCGGCGACAAGCTCGGGGCCGAGGGTGCGCAGTTCGCACGCGGCGGGGTGGCTGGCGGCGGCAACGGGTTCGCGGGACAGTTCGGGTTCGGTGGCATCGTCGGCGGGCTGGTCAAGGGGCTCAAGAACTTCTCGATCCTGGACCCGCTCAAGGCGGCCAAGAACGCGCTGTCCAAGATCGTCGGCGGTACGGTGCCCGGCAACGGCCTGATCCGCGACCAGATCGCCAAGCTGCCCAAGCTGATCCAAGACAAGGTCTGGTCCTGGATCAAGAGCAAGCTCGACTTCTTCGGTGGCAGCGGTGGCCCGATCGGCGGGGGCGGGTTCGCACGTGGCCTGCAGTTCGCCAAGAGCCAGTCGGGCAAGCCGTACGTGTGGGGTGGCGTCGGTCCGGGCGGGTACGACTGCTCGGGCTTCATGTCGGCCATCACCAACGTGATCCACGGCAAGAACCCCTACAGCCGCCTGTTCAGCACGCGCTCGTTCGGCGCGAGTGGCGGGCCAGGCGGGTTCGTGCGCAACGCCATCTCGCCGTTCCGAGTGGGTGTGACCAACGCGGGTGTCGGCCACATGGCGGGCACGCTGAACGGCGTCAACGTCGAATCCAACGGCAGCCAGGGCGTCCATTACGGGCGTGGCGCGCGCGGATTCAACGACGGGCTGTTCGGTTACCACTACGGGCTCAAGGCCGACACGGGCGCGCTCACCCTGCAGCGTGGCTGGAACCCCCCCGTTTACAACGGGACGGGCAAGCCCGAGCTGCTGGCCACTCCCTCGCAGGGTTCTGGTGATGTACACTTGCACTTGGACAACCACGGCGTGATCGGATCGAAGGTCGAGCTGCAGAACTGGCTCACCAAGACGCTGGACACGCTGCGGCGCCAAGGCCGTCTCAAGGGGATCGGTAGCTGATGGCTGACGGAGTATTCAACATAGCCAAGGGTCGGGCCGCGTACTATGCGACCCTACCCGCGACCAATGATGCTCTGGTACTGGTGCTGTTCAAGACGGTGCTGGACGCCGACAGCGCGCTGGTCGACCGGACCACGCTGGCGGCCATCACCGCAGCGAGCAACGTCGAGGCCGATTTCACCAATTACGCGCGCAAAACGCTGACCAGCGTCACGGTGACGGTGGACAACACCAACGACCGGGTGGACGTCGACATCGCCGACCAGACCTGGACGGCAGCGGGCGGCACGACGAACAACACGCTGGCGAAGCTGATCATCGGGTACGATCCGGACACCACCGGCGGCACCGACAGCGACATCATCCCCCTGACGCACCACGATTTCGTGACCACCACGGACGGGTCGGACCTGCTCGC